CGCACTAAGGCGCGGGGCCGACCGTCGCGCTGGAGGAGCCTGGCCCGTAGACGACGCCCGTTTGTCCCTGCAGGTCGGCGTTCGTGACGCTCAGCCCGCCCGACACAGCTATCCCGACCGTTGTCACGGCATACACCCCGCTGACGCTGCTGATGGCCTGGCTGATGAGCGACCAGCGCGCGGCGTCGCCCGGTCCCAGCGTGCTCAGGTAGGCCGCGATGGCCGCATCAATCGGACCGATCAGCAGGACCGGTTGGGGCACGCTGGCCAGGGGCGCGAACGTGTACGACACGATGAGAGGAAGAGGCGTCAGGAGCGCGACCGACACGACGATACCGAATCCATGGGTGTTGGCGATGGCCGCGTTGATCGCGTCGACGACATCCGCCGGTGGTGGGGCAGCGGCCGTCACCGCCTGTACCAACGCCTGGCCTGGCCCCGGCAGTCCAACCGGTGGGTTAAGCTGGGCGTCGACGCCGTAGGCGCGCAGGACGCCGGGCACGGCCGCGACTGACCCCACCACCGAGGCCTGTGTCCCCGTGTTCGATTGTGCCAGGACGGTCGGCGCGCGTTGGCGCAGGCCCAGGCGCGTCCCGTCGCTGTCGTCCGGCTCGGGATCCAGGCCACCGACGCCCGCGTTGGCCATGTTTTGTGCCGGCAGGGCATACACTGTCGTCGCCTGACCCGTATCGTCCAGACTGACGGCGGGTGGGACAATCGTCCCCAGCAAAGCAACCTGGGGCGCGGCTGCCGTGCCGCCGACGACCTTGAGGACGTCAACGGCCGCCGCCGGTTCACCGCTGCCGTCGCCCGTTGGATTATAGGAAATCGTGACGCGCGTCACGAGTGACACCGTGGACGGCCCCTGCGTCGTTCGTCCGATGGGCCCGGGCGTCGTCGCGCCGGTCGCGCCCCGCGCGACCAACTGATACTGATAGAGCGTGAGACCCTCCGCCTGCCCCGCGGGAATCGTCACCGCAGGCGCGCCAGGCGGGGTGATGGGCGGATTGCCGATCGTATCGACGCCCGGCAACAGGTCGCCGGCACTGGCAAGCTGACCCGGCGCGATGTTGCCCGCGGCGCCCGCCACGTCGGCCTGGGCCAGTCCGTAGCTACACGTTTGATTGGCTGGGATGATGGCCGCCAACTGCTGCCCCGGCGTGCTGAGGCGCGCATCCGCGATCGTGTGGGCTGAGACGGTCGGATTGCCGGTGCGGTCCCGCGCGTACACCTGTTTGCCCGCCGCCACGGGGACGGCGCTGGCTGACGCCGCGCGTCGACTGAACTTGACGGCCCAGATGGATGGCGCGCCGGGGATGCGGTCCGTCACCAGTGCGACGAGGCGCTCCAGGTCCGCCCCGCCCGCGGTCATCAGATCGAGCGCGTCCTCGATCGCGGACTGGCGCGCAAACAGGGCGTCGCCCAGCAGGGCGACGAACTCGCAGAACGTGCGGATGTCCGAGCCGACCGACACATCGGGCGGGATCGTCAGGCCGTTGTAGGAGGCGGTGAGCCGCGTTTGGGCCAGGGCCAGCAGCCATTGGAGGATGTCGTCGTAGCCCAGCGCCCCCGCCGTGCTCGGGGCGGGCACGGCCGCCGGCGCGGAGGGGGCAGGGCTCGGGTTGCTGGTCATCGCACGATCCTCCCTATGCCCCGCGGTAGCCGAAACGGTCGAACACCAGCGGCACGTCGACCACGACGCCCGAATCCCGTAACTGAACCGTCGGCGTCACCCGCAGGTCGCCCGTGCCAGGGTCACTCGCGACGTCCACGGCGGAGACCGCGGCCACGATGGCGTCGGCCAGCAGTTCCGCCTCCACCTCCTGAGCGAGCAGCGCCACGTCGGCGTCGCCGATGGGCGTGCCCACCCGGTCGCACAGCGACGCGCCGTAGGTGGGATGCAGTAGCAGCGCGCCTTTGGGCGTCGCCAATCGCCGCCCGAAGCGCTGCTGCAACAGGGCCAGGCCCGCCACGCGCAGCAGCCCGCCGCCCGGCCCGTAGGACCAATCGCCGGCCGTGTTGTCGTAGCCGAAGCCGAGCAGTTGGAGAATATCCGCGCCTTGCGGCGGGGACGCGGGTGTGCTGACCATGGACATCGCTCAGCCCCCCCCTTCCCGTCACGTCAGTGTCACCCCATGCCAGGCCAGCGCGCCGCCGACCTCCTGCCGGCACACGTAGAGCGCGTCGGCCGTCGTCGTCCCGCCATCCGACAGGAGGACCAGGCAGCCTCGCAGGTCTGGCCGGGGCGTGGGCAGCGCCGAGACGCGCGGCAGAGGGGTGGGCCGCGCCGCCGTCACCTGCCCTCCCACCCACAGGTCGCCCTCGATGGACAGGTGCGCGTCGGGCGGACGATGGCGGGCGGTATAGATGACATAGGCCACGGCCACGGGCTCCCCGTGGTCCAGGTCCAGGCGGCACGTGTCGCCGCGCCGCAGGGGCAGGCGCAACCCGCCGGCGACCGTGGCCACCGGCAGGGAGCCCGTCGTCCCGCCGCCGGGCTCCATCCTGACGCGCGCGGCGTGCGTCACCTCGTCGTAGGAGAGGACCGTGCCCCACGCACCGCCCCGATGCTCCGCCAGCAGGCGCAACACCAGCCGCTCCACGTGCGCCATCACCTCGTCGAGCATCGTCCTATCCTCGTTCACGTCCGTCAGAATCCAAAACGACTGGTGTCGGTCTGGGCTATGCCCCACGGCCGCGTGCCGCACCGGATGGACAGGGCGATCCCCGTCTGGGGCTCGTACGACCGCTCCACGTGGAGCGGGTAGAGCGGGTGAGCGGGGCCGGTCATGTCCTCCGGCAGATAGTCGCTCCGCAGCACGACGGCCTGTCCCCTCGTCAGGGGCACGAGGTCCGTCGTCTCGATGTCCGTCAGCACCTCGGTCGCGACGTACACGGCCAGCGCGGCGTCGGCCATACGCTGCAACTGGCGCGCCGACGTGCCCGCCGGCGCGGTCAGCGTCTCCTCGCTCGGACTGTCGTGGTTGCTCTTGCGCGCCGTCGCCGTCAGCGCCTGACCGGTTTGGGGGTCAAACGATTGGTACGTCACCTTGTACTCGCGGCCGGCGTGGGGCTGCGGCACGGGATGCACGCGCGAGACGGGGCCGACCGCCGCGCCGCCGCTCTGCCAGCACGTGAGCACGAGGGGCGCGGGCGGCGCGGCCGGCCGCTTGAACACCAGCACGCTGCCGTCGAAATAGAGGTCGTACCCCTGATCCTGCGCCAACTGGACACAGATATCATACTCTTTTTGGCCCGAGCGGCGCGTCTTGATGGCGTCCGTCCCGAACACGGAGCCCGTCACCTCGCCCGTCGTGTCGGCCTCCACCGTGAGGCCCTGCCCCGCGGCCGGGCCGGGCGCGTTGTGCGCCAACAGCAGGCGTGACACGATCTGGTCGGCGCGCTGATTGGCGAAGTTGTCGCCCAGCGCCGACAGTTGGCTGCTGGTGGCGGCCTGGCCCGACAGCAGGATGGAGAGGTCAGGGCATGAGAGCGTCACCGTCTCATCGGCGTTCTCGGCGTTCACGTCGATGTCCGGTGACTCGATCAGCCCCACGAACACCAACCGCAGGCAGCGCCGCATCTCCGCGCCGCCGGCGTCGGGCGCCATGTAGCCCAAATAGCCTTTGACCTCCACGTACCGCTGCCGGAAGAATTGGCGCATCACGCGCCGGCCGCGTTCCGTCGTAAACAACGCATAGGGCAACGTCGCTTTGAGCGAGCCGGGCTGGCGGTACGCCGCCTCGACCACGGATAGGCTCTCGACCGGGAACAACTCCCCGCCGATGGACACGGCCGCCGTGCCGATCAGCCCGAGATGGGCCGCGCGAGCTGCGTCCCGGTGCAGCGCGGCCCATTGGAGGCGGCCCGGCGCGACCCGAACCTGCTCCACGGGCAACTGCGGCGTGGTGTCCTGCGGCACGGGGTCCGTCGTCGCGTCGTAGGATGGCGTGCCCGCGCCCGCGGATCCGCCGCTTCCGGCGCTCGACCCGCCCACGCCGGCGGGAGCGGTCCCGTTGGGCGTCAGCGCCACGTCACTTCTGGCCTGATCCATGTAGGTGAGGTACGGTGGCGACGGGACAATGCCCGTGCGCGGATCGGGCGGCGGGTTGTAGGTGCTCCAGAAGTTCCAGTTCGTCCCCTTCGCGGAGATCGCGGCCATGGCCTGCGCGTTGTACGCCCCCTGGAACAGGAGATCGTGATTCGGGTACTCGGGGTGGGCCAGATCGTTGATCTGCCACAAGCCCCTGTCGGTGGAAACGATGGCGCCCGCGTTGTCGCGGTTATAGTTGGTGGCGTCGAGCTTGAACTGGCTCTCGGCGCGGCAGATAGCGATGCACACAGCCATCTGGTCGGCGGGGATGCCCGCCGCCTTCGCCCAATAGATCGCGTTGGCCGGCGTGACCGTGCCTGATGAGGCGGGCGTGACGACGCCCCCGCTTGCGCCCCCGCCACCTCCGCCCGTGGCGACGCCCGCGCCACTGAAGTACGGCGCAAGGTCCACGTCGCCCGACGCGATGTTGCGATCCAGGAGCGTCATCAGGTGTAGGTGCGCGCCGCTTGAGTTACCGCTGTTGGTCCCGACGCCTTGGGGCGGATCGCCGCCTGACAGTCCAACCTGCTGACCGCGCTTGACGCGATCTCCGATCCGCACATCGTGGCGCGAACAGTGCCCGAACAAGGTTGAGACATGGGGTGGGCTGCCGTCCGGGTTGTCGTACTCGATGCAGAGGTAGAGGCCGTAGCTACCGTTGAACTGGGGGCCGGACGGGTCCAACTGCTGGGCGCGCCACACCGTGCCGTCGGCGCACGCCAGGAGCGGCGTCTTATCGAGCAGTTCCATATCCCAGCCGGTGTGCCAGTGCGCCCATCCGTGGCCGGCAGGTTCGTAGGGCTGCGTGTCCTCATTATGGCCGTACTTTTGATAGAGACTGTACCGATTGAGCGCGCCCTCCCACGGCGGCGACAGGGAGATCGTCGGCATAGCCCGCACACTCCTCTGCCACCATCTATCGGTCTGTGGCTCAGCGCGGCAGGATCAGGCGCTGTCCGACGGTGAGCGCGATGAATGTGAGGCCGTTGGCGCGCTGGATGTCACCGTAGGCCAGGGCGTCGCCCAGATAGTCCTGCGCCAGGCCGAACAGTGTGTCGCCCTGGCGCACGGTAACGGCGCGCGGGGCCTGCGGCGCTAACTCGCGTTGCAACAACAGGATCGCCGCGTCGCCGAGCGTGGCCACGCGCCGGGCCGCCAGGAGGGCCTGCCGGCTCACCGTGGACGGCGTGACGGCCAGCAGGGCGCGGGCCGCCGCCACCCGCGCCTGCAAAGCCACGATCTCGGAGCGGATACCATCCGCCTCCGCGGAGTTTGCCGGGACAAGGGCGGGCGCGGCCCCCGCGGCGGGGATGGGGTTCTGGCTCATCTCCGTCGCTCCTTAGAGGCCCGCCGCCGCCTTGATACCCGCCGCTGCCGCGCTGTACTGATCGGCCTGGTCGCGGCCGGTCGGCGTCGTGTCGCGCGGATCGCCCGTCGCCAGCAGGCCGTCCTGTTGGCGGAACATCTCCAGGTCATACTCGTACGTGTTGAAGCGCACGGCGGTCAGGTCGCACTTGGTCAGCGTGACGACCGCGCGATGGCCGTCCAGGTAGGCCACGACGGGTTGCCCCGCCTCGAACACGGTCTGCAACCCGCGCCGCAGCGTCTCGGGTGTGCCGAAGGCGTTGGTCTCCTGGAGCAGGCCCTGGAGAGGAACAACGCCGCGTGTCGGCCCCGTCCGTTGCAACACATTCGTACCGTCCGACAAGCGCCGCTCCCGTTTCTCCAGGGTGCGGGGGTCGGGCGTGCGCTCGGGCATGTTCCCGCCCGCCAGTGTCACCGGGCCAATCGTGATCGTCGCCGCCATCTCATCTCACGCTCCCTCTAGGTTGGTTTTTGTGTGTGACACGGGCGCTCTCACGGCTTAAAGCCACGGGAGTGTCAAGTCGGCTCCATGTTCAGGAGGCCCTTGCCGTGGTAGCGGTTGTGCCACCGCGCGCTGGCCGTGATCTCGTGCCGCACACGCTTCGCCACGACGGTGGCCAAATCGTTCGAGGTGGCGTGATCGGCCCCATTGATCGCGATGGACACCGGCGACCCATGATGGTGATGATGCACTTCGGTCGTCTGGTGCGTCGTGGCGTGGAGCGATCCGCCGCCAATCAGGGCCATGCCGCCGCTCTTATGCGGGATCAAAGGTGGTGTGGGCGTGTGATGCGGAACAGGGTGACTGACGGGGTGATGGTGCACAAACGTTTCGGTGGTCCGCGCATGAACGCCCGTTATCCACTCCCATCCCGACCGGGGCGGCGCAACGATTGTGCGTGGATGATCCACGCGCGTCACGGGATGCGTGAGGGCGCGCGCGTGGGGAGGCGTTCCCCATCCGCCGCCGGCGGTGGCCCAGCTGTGTCCTTTCGCGCCCGCCGCCGTGTTCGCGCCAGGGTGGGCAAACGCCTCCGTCACCTTGGTCGTCGTCGCTGGATGTAAGACGTCCATCAGGGACTGATACGCGACCATCAGTTTTTTGATCGCGTCGACGGCCAGAGAAATGGGTTGGAAGGCGATGCCCAGGGCGTCGCCGATGGTCCGGCCGATACCTGCAAAGCCGCCAACCCACGTGATGACGTGGGCAATAGCCAGGCCCAAGGCCACGAACGGTGCGACCAATAGGCCCACGGGGATCAGGAGCCCGGCGATGACCTGGCCGATGACGCCGCACTGACCGGTCAGTGCGCCTAACGGGTGCGTCAGGAAGGCGATAACTTGGCCCCAGTGGGTGAACACCCATGTCGCGCCCGCGATGGCCGCGACCACGCCCACGACAGCGGCCGTGAAGGGCAAGAACGTGCCCGCTGTCACGATCCCGGCCGCGCTCAGGATACCGAACGCGCCGGCCGCCACTAGCACGGGCGCCGCGATGAGGGACGCCGCCGTCGCCACCAGGGCAAAAATGGCGATGAATTGGGCGATGTCGGAGTGGTAGACCAGGAAATTGCGCACGGCGTTCGTCAACTCCACGAACGCGCGCAACACGGGCAACACGACGGGGAGTAACTGCCGCCCCAGCACGGTCGAAATGTCGGTCAGGTTCGAGTGGAATGTCCGCATCTGGCCCTGGAACGTCTCGTACAGCGTCTGCTGATTTTGCGGCGTGGAGGGCAGCCCCGTTGGCCCGAGCAGGTTCTGGATCGACTGATACGCCTTGATCGAGCTGGGCCGGGCCAGCACGCTGAACGCCTGCGATCCCGTCACCAGGAACGCCTGGTTGAGCAGTTGGAGCGCCCGCTCCTGATTCCGACGCGCCTGGGGGCTGGCCAGGAATCGCTCCACGATGTTCAACGTGTTCACGAAACCGCCAGCCGCCTGGAAGCTGCCGTTTTTGAAGAAGTGTCCGCCGCCCACGCGCTCCACCGCGCTCAGGGCCTCGTTGCGGATGCCCGGTCGCAGCGTCGGCGTGATGGTGCGGAAGATCGCCGCCAGGCGACTGGCGCCGCCTGCGCCGCTGATGAGGCCGACGCGCGCCGCCAGCGAAATAGACGAGATGATATCGGTGGGCGTCATGCCCAGCGTCGCTCCGTAGGGCGCCATGCGCGAGACGGAACGCGCCAACTGATTGGGCGACAGTCCGCTCACCAGTTCGGCGCGCGAGGACAGATCGAGCAGGGCGTTGAACTGGGCGAGCTGCCGGTGGTTCACACGTCCCGACCGATCCACGGTCGGGACGGCGCCCAGCGTCTGCGCAATGGCAATCGACGCCGAAATGCTCTCCTTGGGCGCGATCTTGCGCAGCGCCTGGTCCACCTCCGCCAGATTGGCCAGCTGCGGGATGACCGATAACAAGACGGTCCGATTGTTTAACCCAAGTGAGGCTGCTTGAGCCTCAAAGTTTGACACATCTAAGGCACTAAAACGAGTCTTGGCTGAGATATCGAATGTGACGTTCTCTAAGGCCGCCAATTGCGCGGCCGTCCCCTGCGATGCCATGCGGACGTTCGCCATGGCCGTCTCTAAACGGCCCGCGTTCTCGATCCAGCCTCCGAGCACCCGCGCGCCGGCCATCCCGCCCGCGAACAGGGCCATGCCGCCCGCGATGAGGCCCAAGCCACGATTGAGCTGGGCTGTCGCACCCGTCGTGCTAGCGATGCGCGCCTGTAAGTTCGCAAGCGCCCTGGTGGCAACAGGGATGCCCGCGGTGAGCCCACTCGCGTTAAAGGACAATCGTATCGCTAAATCGTATAGCACTTGCACGTTTATCCTCCCAGCGTTGATGTGGTAGAGTAGGCGCAGAGTGAGGCAAGCGGGCGACAAGAAGGAGGGGCGGGTGATGCAGGGAGAGGCGTGGGAATTGTGCGAGGTGCGGTATGTGCCTTCGGGTGGGCTGTGGAAGTTTCATCATCTGCTGGAAGCCGTGGCGACGGGACCGGGCGGGCAACGCATCGTGACCCGCGTGAAAGCCGCAGCGTTCCGACGACCGCGCGACACCGAACGCGATCCGACGTTCATCGACGCTCGGCGACAGGTCACGGAGGCCATGCTGCGTGACGGGTGGGAACCGCTGCCGAGCATTGTCGATAGTCACGGCGTCATGTTGCCGCGCTTCCGGCGTCGCCTCTCACCGCCTCCCTAACCGCCGTGTCCCGCTCTCCACTTTTGACGTGCGTTCCGCCTCGGCCGCTCCGGCCTGTTCTTGGCTGTTGTACGCCATAACAAACGCCCGCCGTTCACTACCCACCATCCGCGAGGCGTCTATCCAGGACAGGCCAGCGCGCACAAGGGCGACGCGCTCCTGGAACACGCCGTTCTCCAGGAGCGCGTTAACGCGCGTCAGAAAACGTGCCGTCGCTGTCGTCGTCCAGACCATTGACCCGACCGAAGGTCTGCCCGATCTTCGCCAGGTCCCGCAGCGGATATTCCATCAGGTAACTGTCGAGCATCGCGACCGTTTTGATCGGCTTTTGGGACACGCCGTCGATGTCCGCGATGGAGTACACGGCTAGCGCCATGCCGTACGCGCGTTGACTAGTACTATTTTTCTGGCTTAGGAGACGCTCAACGCTGTCCGAGTCCAGGCCGTTGAGCTCTCTGACCCGGACAACCTGCCCCTTGCTCAGGCGCACCTGATCCGGTCCCAGCGCGGGCGCATCGACCGCGGGGTCGGGCGCCGCGGTCGCATCCGTGAGCACGGGGACGGGCGCTTCCACGGGTATCGGCGTTGGTGCGGGAATCATGTCCACACGCAATCCACCGTCATTCTCGCTCATCTGTGTCTCTCCATGGTCTCACGACCGACTGTTGGTGACGCGTCAAGCAGCGATGTACCCCTTGAGGACGATGGTCTGCTCCGCGACTTTGGCCGCATCGGGCATCATGAAATCGCCTGGCTGCAGGGCGCAGCGGACGTAGATCTCGTCGATGCCCTCGTGGCCGTTGACCGACGGAGCCTGGAAGTGCACGCGATATTTGGATGGCTCCGCGCCGGCGCGGCGCGACCGTTCGAGTTCGCGGTAGAGCACCATAAAGCCAGCGTCGGCCCGGCCGCCTTTGATCGTGATCATGACGGGCATACTCATTAACTGGTCGTGCTCGTCGGGCGAGCCCTGGGGATGCGTGGTGTTGTACTTCGGCTCCGGCCGATAGGTGACGTCGTCGACCTCGAGCACGAGGCCGAGGCTGCGGCCGGTCCCGCTCTCAGCCGTGATCGTGGTCGTGATCGTCCCGCCGGGGATGCGTAATCCGCCCTGGTGTCCCGCCATTGCCTGTCCTCCTCCCGTCCCGCTCGTGCCGCTCGTGGCGCTCGTGGCGCTCGTCGTGTCATGACGCGCGTCGTCTTATGGTCTGCGCCGCGACGTTTAGCTTTGCGGCAGGACAACGATCAGTTGTGTGCCGAATTGGAACCCGATGATGACGCGCTTCGTGTTCGGCTTGATCTGCACCTGCATTTCGGCGAACATGTCCGTCGTGGCCACGCCGCCCGGCCCGACCAGGTTGTTGTCGTCGTTACAGATGGCGGCGTAGCCCCGCTGGCTGCCGGCGGTCAGTGTGCCGGCCTGCGTCGTTGCGCCCGAACCCGTGGCCGGCTGCGCCAGACTGGCGCGCCGACCCGTCGTCAGAACGGGCGTGGCGACGGGCGCCTGGCCCGTCTGCGGATTCGACGGGATCGTGTCGTCGCGCGCCAACGAATCGAGGAACGAGGTGAGGCGGTCCTGGAGGAGGGAGCGGGCGACGGCGTCGTTTGTCTCGCCGATGAAGTCGCCACCGATCACAATGCCAGCGTCGGCAATCAGACCCGTGACGCGCAACACGTAGAGGTCCGTGCCATCCAATGTCTGCGCCGCCAGGAAGCCCAGCGCGTTCTTGCGCGGGATTTTCCGGGTCAACGGGGACACATAGGCGGGCGCGCTGATCAGCGTCGCCAACTGCGTGTCCGAAAAATCGAACTCCGGCCCCAGCACGTCCGCCGGCATCGCTTTGTTGAAGCCGGCCGTGGCCATCGCCTGCACCGCCTGGATGCCGGCCAACAGCGGCGTGGGCGCGGCCAAGACAACTGACCCGCCGTTGTAGGCGGGCAGATTGAGCTTTGCCCACGGGTAGGGAACCGCCAGTCGGCCGGCCTGCGGCGTGCCGATGACGCCCGAGGCGGCAACGGCCGCTATCGCCCCGGCGTCGGTTGTCCCCTGCGGTAGACAGGCCAACGCGATCCAGTTGTTGGTCAGCGCCAATGCCGCCAGCGTGGCCCACGTCGTGGTATCGGCCGCTACACCCTCGCCCAGAAAGACAAAGTGCGGGTGCGGGTCCAGTCCGGTCAGGGCATAGAGACCTGTGTTCGGCGCGCCGGGCGCGCCCATGTGCCGTGCCGTTCCCGCATCAGCGCCATTGTTCCCTGGCGCGCCCGTTGGTCCCGCCACGGCGGGGAACGCAACCGCGCCCGCCACAGGAGCCAAAATGGAGGCGCTGGGGCCGGCCGTGGCCTGGTGGCGGACCGTGTACCCGCCCGTCGGTAGCCACACCTGGGCGGGCCGCTGCTGATTGGCGACGGGCGGCGCCGTGATCGTGAGCACGGTTGTCGACGCCGGCGATAGAAGCGGCGTGGAGGCGGCGAACGTTTCCGTGTTTGGCGCGCCGTTGGCCTGTGTCACATACGCGGTCAGCGGCGCACCCGTCGGCGTCCCCGCCGCAACTGTCCCCGGCGTGACGCGCACGCTGCCCAGGGCAGGGACGGTCAGCGGGCCGAACTCCGCGGACGGCAGCGATTCGGATGCACCGGGCACGCCAACAGTGATCAGGCCGTAGTAGACGCCGGCGGCGAGCGTGCCTGAGCCAGCCGCGCCCGCCGTCACGATTGGCGCGCCGGGCAGCGCCAGAACGGGCGGCGTGGCGACGACCAGCGTGGCCGACCGATTGATCTGCGCGATGGCCGCGGCCCACGCCGCGGCGCTGCCCAGCGGCAGGTTTGTGAGATAGTCACGCTCCTGCGTCGCCGCGTTGACCACGGACAGATTCCACGACGCGGGCGACGCGCCTGGGCCGTTGAGTGACACGGCCATCTGAAGCGATGTAGCCCATGTGCCCGGCGTCGGGGCGTGCAACGTCAGGAGGGCGGCGGCGGCGCTATCGACCAGCGTCGCATAGGCGCTGGCGGCGGTCGCGCCCGCCACCCGCACCGCTTTGATGAGGCTGACGCCAGGCAGAAGGCTGGCGTGGCAGTCCGTGTAGAGTGAGAGCGGAGGCGGGGTGGCCTGTGTGCTGCCGGGATCGGCCACGGCGTTGCCGTACGTGTGCCGAAAATCGTTGTCGTCGCCGATGTCCTGGCTATAATCGAGCACGCCGCGGTCGGCCTCGCCCACGATGCCCAGGATGTCACTCCCGGCGGGGTTCGAGAACGACGGCGACGGCCGCTCGTAGATGTACACGCCCGGCAGGGGCGACGTGGGCGCGGTCGTCGTAATCATGGTCAGGCGATCCTCCCGCCGGCCGGGCCGGGCATAGGCACGAACAAACGCCCCGCCTGGGACCAGGCGGGGCGTTGAAACAGGAAACGGTGGGGCGATGACGGACAAAGCGGTGATCAGGAGGCCGGCGTCTCAAACAGGGCCGTGACCAGCACACGACGCACGACCGGGAGGGTGTCAACGCGATACACGCGCGCTGTCGCTTGATACAGCAACTGGTGGCGGTAGACGGCGCGCGTCGTATCGCCCCCGTCGTCCGGGTGCTCGCTCGCCTTGACCAGCGTGGCTGTCAGGCCGTACCGCGTCAGCGTCGGGTCGACGATGGTCGGCGTCGTCAGTGAGTCGGGGAGCGGGATCGTGATCTGTGTTCCTGTCGCGGCGCGGATGCGCTGGGCCAGGTAGTCACGCACGGTTTTGCCGCCGTCGCCCGCCGCCAGGACGATGATCCTGACGGCCGTCTGCTCACGTCCCACCTCGGTCAGGACAACCTCGGTCGGCGCGTTGGGCAACAGCGGGTCGGGTGGGGGACGCAGCCGCGTCGGGGCCGTCACTCCCAACGCGCCAGAGGAGGGCTTACTGTCGCCCAGACCGATGATGACGAGGCGGCCCTGGTTGGCCGATTGGACATGTAAGGCGCTCACGAGCTGGGCGTCGTCGTAGGCGTCACGGATCGCACCCGGCGGCATGCTATCGCCCAACACCGTCACGAGGAACGCTCTGAGGCCGGCCAGCAGGTGGCCGCGCGCGTCAATGACAGGGAGAAGAGACGCGGGGGCAGATGAGCCGGACATCCGTTCTTCCTCCCCCCCCTTGCCCGCTTGCGCGTTTGTCAGTCGAACGCGGACCGGACCGCGACATCCACGCGGCGCAGCACGCCCACCTGTTCCTCCTCGATCGCTGGGACAAGAAATGGCCGCGGCGGGATCGGGTGGGCGCTGATGCCTTCCGTCCCCAACTCCTGCGCACGGGCATACGCCCCAGCCGGGCTATCCAGGGGCACGCCAATGACGGACACCACGCCATCGGCTGTCCGCTCCTCGGTCGCCGTGATGCTGTCGCGCAACGCGCCCGTCCTGAGCAGGGGCTCGTCAGCCGGGAAGCCCAGGCGGTCTCGCTCCAGGCCCGTCGTGTCAGAGAGCGAAGCCCAGCCCTCCTGATACACACCCAGCCTGTTTTGAGCGTTGTGAACCACGGCGTCCGCGCCCTCGCTCAGGGCCATGTCGATCTCACCCGCGCGAAAAAGGTCGGCTAACCCCGACAGGTGGCGGGACAGGTCCGCGATGCCGGCCATGGCTAGCTCCCGTGCGCGCCGGCGGGCGGATCGACCAGCACGGCAGCCGTCGTCGCCACGGGATCAGCCGTCACCGGGGTGAGGGGTGCGTTTTGTGGCGGCACGGGCAGGGGCGGCAGCGTAGACTGCCCGTTGGGCTGAGTGGGTGAGGGCGCGGACGCGGCCGTCGGAAGAGAGGAGGGCGTTGCCGTTTCCGCGCTGTACCCATGCGCGGTCATCGCCTCCACGTCAGCCGCGCTCACGTTGACCGCCACACCGGCCGGCGTGTCCCGTGCTTCATACTGTGCACCGTTCGGCAGGTACGTCGTCGCGCCTGCCGTGATGCCGTCGGGCGCGTGCAGCACCGTCGTCGTGTGTTGCTCCTGCGTCACTGTTCATGGCTCCTCTCGTCTCATCGTCTCGTCTCGTCATGGCGTGTCCTGGTCCTAAAGACCGCCGGCGGTTGCATCCACCAACACCTGATAGGCCCACGGCACACCTTCGGCGTCCAGGTCATTGACCTGCTGCACCGTGCCCTCCTGACCGTTCGGCATCACCAGGGTGTCACCGAGGCGAACATCCGCGCCCAGCGGGACATAGAGCGTGCGAACACCGGCGGGTTGGGGACCGCCGGCGTCGTTGGTCAGCGGATTGTTGTCGTTGGAGAGGCCCGCGCGCACGGTGAACGTCGTGACGGGCGCGATGGACGCCGGGAGCGCGATGGGCCGGCCCGTGCTATCCCACGTCATGGCCTCGTCGTAGGCGTTCAGGACCGCGGGAAGGGCGGGGTCCTGCTGGCGCTTGACGGTCAGCACCAGCGGAATGGGCAGCAAAAGCGTTCGCGTCACGCTCGGCACGAGCATAACAACGCTGACGCGCATCACGTCGGACACGATGTACCACAAGACGCCCTGCTGAAGCAACTGACCGGGCGCGATCAGCGTCCCCGCTGGCAGATCGCCTTCCGTGCTTTTGCTCGCCTCACGCCGCGTCTTAATGGCCTGATAGTTGGAGACGATCAGCAACACGGGCGTGGGGTTGCTCCCATCGGCGTCATAGCGCGTTGCCGCCTGACCCGCATCGGCGTAGAGCGCATCGTACATGGAAGCGATGGCGGTACCCTCTCTCCCGCGGGACACGCGACGTCTCGCGAACGCCCCTTACCACGCGGTGCGCTGCGCCGATGGTGGCGCGATAGCCAGATACGGCGCGTCAGGGTCGATGAGGGTCGGCGTGGGACTGCCCATCTGGAGCGCCGGGACCATCACCACTGGCCGCAGTAAGGCCAGTGTGGTGTTGGCCTGACTGGCAAACGCAGCCCGCGCCGCATCCCAGTCAAGATCCAACTGACGCGCCACAATCTCGCTCTTTTCCATCAACGGCACTAAAAGGCGGACCTGCGGCACAAGCAAATAGCAACACCACAGGATGCATCCCTCCAAAAGAAGGTCCCTGGCTGTCGCCGCGTCCCCATCGGCATAGACGGATGGCGCGGCCCCGGTCACGATCAACGTCCAATCGGGGCCTAGACGCCGCATCACCAGGCGTTCCGCCATGAGACCGACGCCTGGCCCGTCGATCAGCGTATCAGGGAGTAGTTGCGCCGCTTTGGCGGACGCGGTGCCCGGCAGGAGCGGCAGGAGGAGTGCGCGCACGCGGTCATGCGTCAGGTTCGTCGTGCTCAGGATGTGAAGCGGCATCAGTGGACGCTCCTCTCAGTCACGTGTTCGCCCTGGAGGTCGTCGCTACTGTCCGGGAGGCTGAGCGGCCAATCCATCCGCGACGGTCGTCACCGCGGTCTCAAAGCCAGGCGTCACGATCCCGCTTCCGGTATCGCCGTTCTGTGCCGCCTTCTTCTTGCCACTCCCACCATTAGCGGCCAGAGCGGCATCGACCGCGGCCTTGATCTGGGCGTCGAAGTCGGCCTTGGTGATGGCCATCGTCTGCGGTGTGGCCGGGCGGCTGTCCGCGACGCGCTGGCGCTCCGCGTCCTGCTCGGCGTTGATGCGCTCCACGTCGGAATCGCGCACCTCCTCCAGGCGCCCCTCGTTGATCGCGGCGCGCACGCCGGCCGTATCCGGCACGTGATGGACGGGACGCACGGCGTTACCATCCTGGTCGAACCCGGTGACGTGCGTGGCGTGGTGCTGGCCCGTGTCCGGGTGCTCCGTGTCCTCACGATAGATGCTGTAGGCGTTGGCCAGGCGCACGTTGCGCATAGTCGTTGGCATGGTTGCCCCTCTCTTTCCCCTAAATAATTTAGAAGGCATAAGGTATGCTTACGGTATGAAAGATATACCTTTTGGTTTTTGCCAATGCGGTTGTGGCGAGAAGACCTCATTGGTTCCCCACAACAACGAGAAGGCTGGCCGCGTCAAGGGCCAGCCGTACCGTTTCGTCCACGGCCACGCGGGCCGCACCTACACGACGACCTACACCGTGACGGATACGGGATACAAGACGCCGTGTTGGCTGTGGGATGGGCGCACGCTTGCCAATGGCTATGCCGCAATGAACGTTGGCTCAAAAGGGGCGAAGCGAACGAAAGGTGCACACAGGGAGTACTACGAGGCGACATACGGCAAGGTAAAGCCTCGTCTAACCCTCGACCACCTGTGTGACGTGCGCCATTGCGTCAATCCCGATCACCTCGATCCCAAGACCAATGCGGCCAACTGCCAGCGCGGGAAGGCGAGCAAGCTCGATTGGGAGAAAGTCGCCTTCATCCGCGCCTCTGAACTCCCTACAAACGACCTGGCGCGGCATTTTGGTGTCTTTCAGACGACCATCGACGATGTGCGCGCGGGTCGGACGTGGAAGGCACAATCTTAAGCGAAGGTAAGTGTGCTTGACGCAGAAGTGATTATTTTCGCGAAGCCCGTGACCTGGCTGATGGCCAGGCGGTCGCGCTGGTTCTCGATGTCCTTGTCGGTCTCCGTCAGATCCGAGCCTTGCTCCATCAGCATCTCCAGGGCGTAGCCATTGTTGATGCCGGTCAGCAGACCGCCGGGCGCAAAGGGCAGGTAGACAACCTGGATGTCGCCCCACATGTCATCCTCGGGCAGCTTGAGCTTACCCATGCCCACGTCATTGCCGGGGGCCAAAAGGGCAAGCAACAATGTGGGGTTAATGGACGGCATCTGAATCTGCAATAGTTGCAGAATCTCGTTCATCCTGCCGATGACGTGGGTCATCTTGAGCGCATACAGCGACGTACGCCACGACAGCCATGCTTGGTATGTGAGGCGCTTGGCGATGATCGAGGGGGCCGTGGCGTCACCGATGCGCGCCAGGTAGGGGTCCGTCACGGAGCCAGGGCCGGCCGGGGCCGTCGGATCGAGCGCCGACACATTGTAATTGAGGGCGGCGTTGTTGTTGCCGTCGCCGTTGATCGTGATGTTGATGGCTTCAGCGGCCAGGTCAAGACGCATCTGCTGGCGGATGCGCTGCAACAGGATGGTGAAGATGGGCAGCTTGATGCGCCGGCTGTACTCGTACGTTCCTTCCAGCATCGCGCCGTACTTGACGACGCTGACGGCCTGCGCGCCGACCTTCACGAAGAGGCGCGGCAGGGCTCCATCCTCGCCAACACGGTACGTGCGCCGGTTGAGCACCGTGTCCTGCAGGTAGATACCGGTGTACGACTGGGAGTCGATCATCGTTGTCTCGGCGATCAGCGTGGCCAGCACGTCGTTGGCCAGCGGCACCACGCGCAGGATGCGATTGATGAACTCCGGGAACAGCGCCCATGATTGGGGCTGATTGCTCATGAAAAAGCGTTGCGTGTCCTCGTCCCGCTGCTTGAGATCGCGCGGCGCGTAGTCGTCCACCTGGATGCTGGTGCCGTCGAACCGCTTGGGATGCCAAAAGTCATCGACCGAACTGGCGGGGATGCCGCGCTCCAGGTCCGTGCGGGTGCGGATATTGTAGCGCAAGAGTTGGCGCTGGAAGGCATCGGTTTTGTCGGTCGATTGACTGGGGTTAATCTCCTCCAGGAGGGCGGTCAGGGAGCAGCCGGCGCGCCGGGCCGTCTCCAGGGTGGTGCGCGATAGGCGCACCTCACGCGGGTCGACGACGCGATCCGCGCTCTGCTGCGTGATGGTCATGGACGTGGCCATAGGGCCGTGCCTCCTCCCATCGCGCCCACAACGGGTGGATCGCGATGCACTGACACTAGACAGGGGATACGGATAGACAATAGGCGGACGTGGTGAGTGATCGGAGTGAGGCCGTTAGCCGAGGTCGATCAGGGCCACCAGCGCGGGCGTCTGGCCGGGCACGAGGGTGTGCGGATCGCTGTCGAACCCAACGCAACGGGCGCGGGTCACGGTCCCGGCGGCCGCCGCCTGCACCTTGCCCGTTCCGTCACAAACGACGTAGCCGTTGACGGCGGGCGGCGTCGTGGTGTTGAACGGGACGTAAACGTAGCCGTGTTTACGTACCACGGCCACGCCGTCGGGGTCCACGCCCCACAGTTCGCCTTCCACCGGGTTGGTCGCGGCGCCCAGGCCCACCGTGGGCCGGCTGATGCCTGTGCCGCTGCCCGTATTGACCAGCGCGATGGCCATGTGCAATTGTGGTGACATGGATGGGTTGTAGCCCTGGAAGCCGACGACGGGTGGCACGATCGTGCCGTCCGTCAGGTACGTGACATCGTTGCGATTAATGCCGAGATAGCCCGTGGTTCTCGGTACGGCCATTGTTCTTTCTCCTCTGGCCGCGCGCGGCGGCTATCTCTGTCGTCGCGCGCCCCAGAAGAGGGTGCACGCTGGTCTGCTATATTTCGACGAGGTGCAGGTTGCGCTCATCGTCGCGGCGTCGGGATGCGTCGTCGTCGGCACGCTGATGGGCCTCATCGCCGCGGCGCGTCGGTGGCGTCCCACCCGCGGGCATCGTCTGCCGGCCGCCGACCTGATCGGCAACCTGACCGCGCAGGCGCTCCGTCTCCGTATCGGACTGGCCGGGTGTATCCTTGCCGTACAGGCGCTTCGCCACGGCGTTGCGTTCGCCAATGAACCCAAGCAGGTCATCGGTCGTCATAGAGCCCATCGCGCGCTCGTGACGTTCCCGGTTATACTCCGCCCCGTAGGCCCGTACACCAGCTTTGTGGTACAGGGCCACGAGGTCAGAGCGATAGCGCGTCCCGTCCTGCGCCCTGGCCAGCAGGTCGCTCAATCCGGTGTCGTTCTCCACGCCTGCGGTCCGCAGCGCCACGACAAGCGGATGGTCCGCCGCCGGCTGCCGGTCCTGCTGTTGACGCGACGCGTCATCCGTCGTCGTGCCCGTGCCCGTGCCCGTGCCCGTGCCCGTGCCCGTGCCCGTGCCCGGCGCCTCCCCCTCACCCAGGGCGTCGTCGAGGACCTGCCGCCGCTCATCATCGACCGCCGCGTCGACCCCGGCCGGTCCGGTTCCGGCCGTCTTCTCTCTCTGCCCCACCACAAACCTCCCCGTCGTCCGTTTGAGAGCCTGCCAATCGAGAGCGTCCGCCATGTGACGCCCCGTAACGCGGTCAATGTCCACGATATCGGCGTGGCTGAGCACCCCACGCGTCACCAGATCGCTCGCCTTCCGTAGCAACTGGGCGCTCGGATTCGACCCGCGCCACACATGTGAATACTCTTTGAGGCCCGCGTCCATCACCGTCGCCGTCGCTCGATGGCTCTTCGTGCCGTTGTCGCTCGCGATGACCATGCCGGGATAGTGCGTGCAGTCGCTGGAGCGCAGCAAGTTTTGTCCGCACTCGTCGCAGCGATACCAATATCCGCTCCCCCGCGGCTTTGTATTGCCGAAGCCCACCGACACATCGGGCAGGATGCCCGCGTCGATGGCGCGAATCAGGTCATCGTTGCTCGTTGACGAGGTCGTGACACCACGCGGTAGATAGTGTGCACTGTAGACGGCCGGCTTGGTCTTGGTGGCGTGTAGCGTCGTGCCTCTGGGCGTCTTGTAGTCGTCACGCACCACCTGCCCCGCAAACGAGCGGCCAATGGGGAGGTCAATAAAGCCGCTGCCGGCGGCGCCGTGGCTGTTGAGGATCGGCACCCCCTCCGTTGCGTCCTCGGCAAAGTGGGTGAGCGTCGTATCCGGATCCATCCGCGTGAAGTGTGAATCGACCGACGTGTCACTGGGCCGTGCATCGACGACGACAACATCGTGTCGTGTCAGTGTTTTACGCGCATGCCGATTGATGGCTGCTAGTTCTTCATCGCTCGGTTCGCCGTAGGACAACACGTCGCCGCGCGTCACGTCGAGGTCGAGCGCCGCTGTCTGATGATCCATCAGTGTCATCGTGTGTGCCCTTCTGGCGTGTGGCCCAGCGCGCGCGTCGTCGGCAAGTGGCCATCGGACCCCGCACGCGTCGCGATCTTCGTGTCGCACTGAGGACACAGGGTAATACTGTCACCGTCCACCAGAACGCGGACGGGCGCCTGACACACAGGACACGACACGCGCTCATGCAACGTCCGCGGCGCGTGCGTCCACGGTGATGCGGGTAGCGTCTCCATCATCCCCTCCGCTTCGTTCTCTATGGCGTGTGTGGTGGCCCAGCGGGCGCCGCAGGTTTGTTGTCCGGGATGGGCGTCACAGGCGCGGGCGCAACGGCTTTGCTACCCGTGATCGCGAGTGACGCTTGATCCTGATCGATCCATCCCTGGTCGCGCGCATAGGCAGCGTTGGCTTGTTCTTGCGCTTCAGCAACCGCAATTTTACCCCGGTCGTGTAATTCAATCGAATCCCAGATGGGCTCAATGGTTGCCTGATATCCTTGCAGTCGAAGGGCCACATTGAGCCCCCACGCAAGCAGACGGCCAACAGGGTTACGAAACGCCGCAATGGACGCTGCGTAAATCTTCATCTCAATGGTCGCGTAAGTCTCGGTATCGCCCAGATGTTCTCCCATCAGCACCGGCAATTGCTTGAGGGCGCTGATGATCTGAGAACGGATGATCTGCATCAGCGCCTGCACGTCGAACAGGTTCGACCCGGCTTTGGCGGCGTCGCTATTGACCTTGACGTAATCAGGGTGGACATACGCGTCCTCAGGGGCCATGCCGTTATAGGCCGCCAACACCTCGCCCATGCGGTCGCGCAGCCAGTTGTTGCGCAATTGGTCGTCCTGGCGCACGTCCTCGGGCATGTAGCGATCCATGATCTCCGTCAGCACGCTGAGGTCGATCTTGGGCCAGCCCTGGGCATGGATCACGCGCTGAAGATCACGGAGAACCTGCACCTGAAAGAACACGACCTGCAGCACGGGCGCGGCGGGCGCTGAGCCGTACACGTCATCCACGTACGGATCGATGGGTGTATACGAGAACAACTCGGTGTTGAGACGACGATAGGGCGCGACGCCCGTCCCCCACATCAGACTCTGGCGTTGGAACGGCACGGCCACCTGATTGGCGTCACGTTGGAACCAGATCGTCGAGGGGTTGACCGCGTACAGGTCCTCGATGTCGTCCAGCGCGGGCGTGGGCGCCACGTCGAGGCACACCGCGCCCTGCAGATAGGCCGTCATCAAAAGTTGCGTCACCACGGCCCCAAAGCCGCCCGCCGCCTGATTCACGCGCGCCATCAGGTCGTCGACCAACCCCTGACCCAGGGCGTCGTCCTTGCCCGTGAGCGTCGTCACGTGGAACGTGAGGGCGTCGCCCGCGATGCGCAGCACATTCCACCGCGCCCGCCCAATATCAGGGTTAAGGTCGGCCAGAATGACCAGTAGTTGACCAGGGTCGAAGGCCTTGATGTCGAACGTGGCCGGGTCCAGGTCCTGATACTGCCGGCGCGGAATCAGCGTTAAGGTACCAAGGCCTAAAGGGTTGGTGTTGACGGGGAGAGTTTGACGCCCCGCCGCCAGGGCGGGAGCACTCGAAATAGGACCTTGTGGTTGTTTATTGATCGTTGCAGCTGGGATCACAGGGGCGAGAGCGGGGAGTCTATCTGTCGAAGGATCAGGGTCGCGTACAACAGGGACAGGACGTCGAAACGCCTGGAAGGCCGCACGGATGCGAGAGGCCCACGTCACCGCCATAACGTCGGCCTCCGATCACAGGGCAGCGGTCTTTAGGGTGGCAGTATCATGTGTTGTTGGGCTGCTGCTGTTGCGTCTTTGTGAGCCTTGTTTGCCTGACGCGCGGCCTTCCCGCCCCGTGATGTCTCTCTACGACCGGCGTGGACGACCACTCGTCCATCCACCCGTGGCCGCCAGGCCAGGCGACCACCCAGAGACAACAGGAGGTGGCGCTGTCCGCACTTGCTCCGCAATAGCATAGGCCATCACGCGGTCATCCTTGAGCTGCCCGCTGGCCTCGGTCTTTCCGCCGTCCTTGACCACATACGTCCGCGCCTCGCTGATAAAGGCGGCATTATGGAAGGGCCGACGCTCTTTGATAACAACGGCCAAACCATCAATCATGATCGGCTTCGTCTTCGTGTTCGTGGGCCAGCCCACGCGCTCGGTGGCCCCCTCTGTCGCGTCAAAGTTTTTGTGCTCATACAGATGGCGGTAGCCCTCAATACTCTTAAGAGCCAAGAGCACCGTGCCGCCATGATTATTCCGCTCGACGCCGAGAATGGCGTTGTTGTAGTGCCGACACACAACAGTCATGTGATGGGCGAACGTTTCGGGTTCCCAGTGCCCGTGCAGTTCAGCCACATCCTCGCCCGTCCGCCCATCAACGATCACCGCGGCATCGTAATCGCCCTTGGGCAAACCTTCCGCCGTGTCCGCGCCGCACACGTAGCGCCGTCCCGGTTGCGGCTCCTCCCACACACGGAAGTAGCCGCCGGCGAGGTCGTCAACGCGTGTAGGAGAATGACAGGACGCGACCGCAATGTCATCAAGGGCCACGTGGTCGAAGCGCGACCGTCCCGAGAGGGCAAACGCACGCGCCGGCGTCGAGGGGTAATCCTGGTGCTTGAACCACTCCTCATAGCCCTGCGTGTTGCGATCGTACCACGCCTGGTCGCGGCCCGGCCGCACGTCCCACGGCAGAAAAATGCCGTGCATGGCGCCCGGTTCGCCGTTTTCCCAGGCCAGCCACAACTCATGGAAGATATCGCCAGCCCCGTTGGCCGTCGAAATGACGAGAATCTTGTTCCCTGCTGAGCGCGCCGTCACCGACGCTGCCTGGAAGATCGCCCGCGCATACTCCTGATGGGCAAACTCGTCGAGGATCAGGAGTTGGCAGTTGAGGCCGCGCGCACTGCCTTCTGTCGCCACCTGGGGCAAGATACGTGACCCATTCACCAACTCAAGCGTCGTCGTCAAGCGCGGGTTACGCAGCGACGCACGTAACCACACGGGGAGGTGATCCCAGGCGATGCGCGTTTTGTTGGCAAACTCCGTCGCGTGCGGCCCGTCCTGGCTGATAACAATGACCTTATTATGCCCGTGAAAGTTGATCTGCCACAGGGCGTAGGCGGCCGCCAGTTCGGACACGCCTAACTGGCGGGCCTTGAGCATCACACACTCACGATGCTCGATCCAGGCCACCAACACCGCGCGTTGGTACTCATACAAACGGAACGGAATAACGCCGGCGCCCGTGTCCGCTTCGACCATGCAGTAGGTGTCGATGAAATAGGCGGGGTCACGCGCGCACCGCCGGCGCTCGTCTTCGCGCCAGGCAATTTCGATGTCAAGGGTACGGCGTCGATCAGTCAGACTCAGCAAGGGACGCGCGATAGGCGGCAAGCTCGTCATCCGACATCGCCTTTACATCGACCGGTTGATACGTCTGTGTTCCATCGGGCGTCACGGGCGCGATCTTCGTCGGCGCGTCCAGCCCCAGCAATTTCCGCCGACTCTCACTCACCCGCAGCGCCCGATCCACGGCCCCCAGATCACCTTTCCCTAAGTGCCCCGCGATACTGATGAGCAGGGCGTCCAGGCGCGCTATCTCCAACAGGCGCAGGGCGTCGGCGTCTGTGAGCGCCTCGGCGCGCAACTCAGTCAGCACCGCCTGCACATCCTCACGCACCGTCTCGTGGCTGACGTTCACCTGTTCCGCAATCATGCGATACGTCGCGCCGTTCTTACGCAGCGCCCAGACCTGCTGGCGCCGCTGCACGATGCGCTCGTTCTCGCCCGGAAACACCTTCCTCCGTCTTTCTCTTGACATGCCATATCACCATGCTGTATACTATGAGTAGAGACATATGCGCTATCTAGAGCGATGAGCGAGGCAAAGATTGATGAAAGCCTTAACGATGCGGCAGCCTTGGTTATCATTATTGATTGACGGCGAAAAGCCATGCGAGTATCGCTCATGGTCCACGTCGTATCGTGGACCTGTCCTATTGCACGCGGGACGGGCACGCGACACGACGATGGATGCGCGTGTGTGCGACGATGCGCCGCGCGGCGTCATCGTCGCACAGGCCATGCTGGACGCCATCTATCACCTCACCGCCGAGGATGCTGAGGTGCTCACGACAGATCACGAAACGCCTGTCGTCGGCGCGTACGCCTGGTGGTTCTCGCGCATCACGCCGTTGCCCCAGCCTATTCCCTATCGAGGGGCGCTGGGTCTGTGGGAAGCCAGGATACCCCTGTAAGGGGTAAAGCGTGGAGGTGGGAATCGAACCCCCTCAGCTGGACTGGACGCCCAACCTGCAACCAGTACATCATCCACGCATGAGCGCTGTATGAAGCGCGTCAATGCGCGCTTTGACAGCGGGAGTCAGTCCATACGCCAACTTTTGAGTGGGTGTTGTCACCATCTTATGCGAGACACGCCGCTCCGCGCCTGACCCATAACGGTCATGGAAGGTCTTGATCGACATCTTCTCACCCGTCGTTGTGATCTCCACGGCACTTGGGTTGCGATTGAGTGCAACCATCTTCCACCCACACGCGCGATACGCCGTCGCCGCCTCATCCAGGCCGCAATAGGTCAACAGCACACGCAAATGGGGATACTGTCTGGCAATCAACGTGCAGGACACGCCAAGCGCGCGACTTTCACTATTGCGCGGCGGCGTGTCGTCCACGATCATGCGGCGCAGTTCCAACGCGTCACGCGATCGCAGGCCCAACGCATGAACGGCGTTGTTGACGACGGGGCTGCCCCAGGCCAACACCCCATGCAGCTGTCCTTCCCACACGAGACCAAGATAGACACTGCCGGGTTGTGACGCGTTGCGCTCATGATGCTGATCCATGAAACGCTCAGCTGAGCGGCGCTCAATAGGCGTGAGGCGCAGGCTACCTTTGAGTGACATCTTTGATGCGCGCCATCATCGCCTGACCCAGACTCTCGGGGCTCGGCAAGCGATCACTCCCCAAAAACGCGCACAAGAGGGGCTCGTCGTTGTCGGTGTAGGAGCAACTAAAACGATGCGTCATCGTCGGTTCAATAACGGGCCACGCCTGCTCCGTGATAGCGCCGCTGTCGGGGACCACGCCTGCTGTCATCGCCAGATCGTCCAGCACGCCCTGAAGCGCGGCGCTCTGCGTGTCCACCGTGCGCAACAGGTCGCCGACGACCTCGCGTGACGGGACCGCCATCGCCCCGATAGGGTCGAACAGCGCCAACACCTTGCGCTCTTCGTCGAGGGACAGGTCCACGTACTCCACGGACACAACGGGTTCATCGCGTGACAGAGCCAGCTCGACGCGCAGATGACCGTCGATCAGGTGCTGGGTGCGCCGATTGACGATGACGCGCTGGACGATGCCCACCTCGTCAATCAAGTCAGAGAGAGCCTCACGCTGCGCCCTGGGATGGATGCGAAAATTAGAAGGATTTGCGAGTAGATGAGATGGGTCCTCTTCCCCTACACCCACAATCCTATTGCGCCACGACTCGTGTGCCTTGCGTGTCATCCCTCATCCTCTGACAACCACTGTTGTCAACCTCCCATGATGTCAACCTCGCCCCGCACATGCCCGCGCCTTTGCCTCTGCCTCACGTTGCTGCGCCATCCCGCAATACGTGTGGTGGCCCGCGCGCTCCTCGTCCCGTCGTCTGTTGTCATTCTGCCGGCGGATGAACGCGCGCCGCTCCCGCTCAGGATCGCACCCGTCACGCACGAGGCCAGTGAGGCCGTCATCCCTATCCAGGTGAGAGGACGGCGTGTCAATCGGATGACGGGGTACCCGTCGTGGCATCGTCACAACCTCACAGGAGAGCAGGCACGCAAAAGGGCCACACGTCCGTTATCACTGGACGTGTGGCCCTTTTTGGGGTGTATCTTTCTAGGGGTACTATACCAGGGCCATCGCTACGGTGTCAAGTCACCCCCCCCCCTCTCTCTCTCTCTCTCT